TAGCAACTGCTCATACGCTTGTGTGATGTGTCGAACCTTCAAGTTCTTACAGCGATATGCCCGAAGCATCTTGCCCTCTACCTCAGTAATCAAGGTAGCACTCAGATGGTTGTCGTAGTCTTTTTGTGAGGAGGAGGACAACCTACGGTACGCATCTGAGTTACGATAGAAGTTTATTACATCCTCTAACGTGGCGCTATGCTTCGGGATATTCTTATATTTGTTTACCATTTTCTCCTCACCTTCCAGTAAGCCCAAGCCCTACTACAATGTCCATTCCCTAGCAATGCGTCCAATAGACGCACCACATTAGGTTTATTGTTTCTCTTCCAATCCCAGTTTCTTGCGGAGAAAGTTTGATTTAGTCTTCCTCCTAGGATTACGTTTGTTAGTATGCTGATCGCTATCAGTATCCTTACGAGGTAGGTTACCCACCCAATGTGTAACATCATCGAAAGGCGTGTTCTTATCCTCTGCATCTTCACTTTCCACTTGCATGTTTATACCATAAGTAAATCAATGCACCAATGTTTACTCCAGTAAATAGTAAAGGGAATGCTGCTGCTAAAAGTTGGGAACCCATAGTATGCCCTCCTGTTTGTCTTGTTCATATAGTTTTACTTCTTGCTCATGTAGTCTAGCTTCATCATCGTTGCCATCCCACCAAGCATCATCTGCTCTACGTCTACACTCGTTGAGTACCCTGTCTATGGGTATAACCTTACTGATCCTCATGCTCTCTCATCCTCATAACAAACGTACAACCTTTGTACTCTACTAAGTTTTTATATCTCTCTAGACCTTTCTCTGCTAGTCTTCTTGTCTTGTATGAGTGGTATGCAAAACCAAACCCATTGCTATTATGTATCCATACTTCATATGACATCAGCACTTCTCCTTTTTAACTTTGTCAGTTCCTATGTAGTAAGTCTTATCAGATCCCCAACATACGTCAAGTGGTTTTATTCTTCCATTCGGCAAAGCCATTCCTGGATACTTGTAATGTGGGTTAGCTTTAAGAAATTCTCTTAGTTCTTCTACCTCCATCTTGCGTTGGGCATGTTGTAACTCTTGGACACATGCGGCTCTGCCTGTCCAGTGATCGTGCTTGTCCATGCAATACTTGTGGATAGGGTTCTGTTCTTCAATCACTGCTAGTAGTAGCTCTATCATCTATCAATCCTTTCCTTAACATTTCTTTTGCATCATCGTACTGCCCTCGTAGCATACAGTCATGCGCCCACCTAAACCATGACATTGCTTCCTTGTTAGGCTCACCAGTTCTTACCTCTTCCAAGGTAGGACTACTGGCTAGACTACCCACCTGATTAAGATTGAGAAACCCTAACAGGTTAGGCTTGTCAGTTGGTACATCGACAGTGGTGTAGTCCTTGCCACAATACTTACGTGCGTCAGCTTGTGTACCTGCCCATACACCATTAGAGTTTTTGTATAGTTTCATAAGTCTTCCTCTCTTGTTCAGTTATACATTGTAACTCATTCAGTCTAGCATTGAAGCCAGCCCTTGAAATAACTTCTACAGCCAAGTGATCTACGTTGTCAATGTTACTTATGTATGCAATGCAATTATCCTCTGTATCAAAGGGTCTATCGTCTATTGTGAATGCAGTACCTTGTGTCAGTACTATTAGTATTAACCACTTCATACTAAAGCCCTCCATGATACAGGAAACTTCATGGACATTTCAATGCTTATCATTTCAGCTATTACTTGTGTCTCTAGTTGTGTGTCCTCCTTCAATCGTAAGCTACACATCTTAGCGAAAGCATACAGTGAACCACTCCAGTACCACTCAGTGTACATACTCTGAGGTAATACCATACGTGCTTGCTCTGGTGCTACACCATCAGATAATAAGTTACGATATGTTTCAAGTGAGTATTGGTTAGTAGGTTTAGTCTTTGTATCTACTACACCATCAGAGCCTTGCTTCTTGTCAGCACTGCGTCCACGCCATACGTCAGGCTCATAGAACTCAGGCTCACTATCTACATAGCGTCTGCTTATCTCATTCCAAGGCATGTACTCATGCTTCTGTAACTGTCTAGCTACAAAGATAGGAGCCTTGACATGGAACGTAGCAAAGGCGTGGTTGAATGGTGACTTGTGGTTGTGTTCAGCTAGGTACTTGATTAGCTTTTCATCCTTATGTTGCAGTACCTTTGGCTCACCCATATGTACACGTGGCATGTAGTCTGACTTCTTACCGAAGCTTACACGTGCAGAGTTGACTACAGATAAGTCATCCCCCATATGATTTATGTATGTTACTTTCATACTGTTGCTTCTCCTCATTAGCTAAGTATTTAGTTAGGCTCATTGGACTCTCTAATAGATCCCAGTTGTTCAAGCCCATCTCTATCATAGGGTAAAATATTGTGTGTGTATCTACCCTAGTATCATCCAGTAGTGTTTGCATTATACTTCCTCTCTTTCAACTATAATACTGTTGTCCATGTAATGACTTTCAACATCAGAAAAATTACATCTCTCTTTTAAGTAGTCTATCTCTTGTTGCTTATGCCCTATGATTACCATAGCTTCAGCGTTCTGTTCTATTAGTTTCTTGTTCTTAACGTACTGTAGATTGAGTTGTCCTTGTAAGTCACGCACATTACGTTGAAGTATTTCTATTGTATTAGCCTGAGATAGTATTATCTTCCTGTTTTTCTCAGCTTCCATTTCATCAGGTAGCATCAGTCCATCCTCACTATGTGGTGACCACCTGACTTCTTAGGCAGTGCCACGAAAGCATAGGGATAGATGTACCCAACGCCATCATCAGTATTGATTAGAAAGTATGGCTCTAGATCATCGTCACCTTCAGATACAAACTTACCATCAAGTGATATCTTACTGTCTTTCATAGGCCAAGGGTCACACCCTGCTGACTGTCTATATTTTAGCTTAAAGAAATCCTGGATTTGTAGTGTCTGATAGTACTGTAGATCCTTACCTTTTTCAACTTTGTTGTTCCACTCAATGAACCACATTATTAGTAGTCCATTACCCTCTATCAGTTGGTTCCACTCATCGTTTGTGAAGTCGAGTGCATTGTTTTTTGTTACACTATTCCGCATTGTTATACCCTCTCTACTTTAATAGGTTGATCTCTTATCTCTTCCCTTTTCTTAAAGAACTTCTTAGCTAAGTTATCATCACATACAAACTCAGCACCGTCACGTAGTCTCTGTAGTATCCAAGGCTTCTTCCTAGCCCTAGACTTATAGCCTACTATACTCATGTCCTCGCCTTGTAGCTTGGCAATGGCAGTTGTGTCGATGCCATGCAAGTCAGCGTAATATTCTAGGTCAATCTGTTCCCTAGTCTTAGCACCCTTGAGTATGCACTTGACTTTGAATGTAGCCTCACCGCCTGTGTATGAGCAGTTGCCTACATCTATAGTTATGTCACCATTAATGTTTTCTGTATCCACTGCCCCGTCAAGGGCAGATTGTAGTTGCTTACGTAATTCAGTTAGTTGTGATCTAGTAAATTGTGTCATTTTATTTTACCTCCGATAAAAATGATGTTAAGTTTTCTGATGGTATATCTTTTATTAACTGCTCTATTGCAGTGCTATCACCCTTTGATACATCTTCTATTATTTGATCTATTACTTTATTAATTAGTTCTTCCATGCTGTGCCTCCTTACCCTGCTACGTGGTGAAACTTACGAGTGCTAGTCTTATTGACTGCTTGCTCAGTGTAGATTGTAGTCTTGCCAAAGTGATAGGCATTCATGCATTGACCCTTGGAAAACTTGATACCGTTGGACTGTAGCTTTCGCTGTCTAATGATACCCTTCTTACCGAAGAAGTTGAAACGGAAACCTTTTGTTCCATCGTTGAGTGGTTTAGTTGCTAGTATTACAAACATGATTATCTCCTTTACGTTTGTACTCTCCAAGCAGGGATTGCATGGTAGAGTTGTTGCTGTTGAACACCGCTTGAGCAAAGCCACGAGGCGTTGCACTGCGTATGTTCTTAGTCTTCGTAGACTTACCACCAAGCTTGAGGTGCTGTCTACTATGACCCTCTTCAGGGTATACTGGGCATATGGTAGGCATAACAAAGTCACCGCCAGTCCATAGGCAAGTCTTCTTAGGGTATGCATCATAGGGTGCTATGTAGTCAGGCCACCTTGGATGCTCCGCTTGATCGTCAGGTATGTATCCACCATACTGATAAGGGTGAAAACTATAGTTAGGTTTGCGCCATAGCGTTGACAGCACACTGACTGGGTTCTCAATAAAGTATGGGCAACCCAATGCTTGGAATAGTTCAGCGCACCATATGGCATAGTTAGCCGCCTTGCGTTGAAACAAGGGATCAGCTTCACGCTTGCGCTTGAAGTGTGCCGCACCTGATACAGCCATATCAGTACAGACAGGAAATGCCATAGCAAACGTGACTTGCTTGCTCGATAGACTGTCATAGATAAAGTCTAGCGTTGCGATATTGTGCAAGTCAGCGTGGATATAGTTTATACTACCACCACCCTCAAACTTTTCTGTGCTTTGCACCTCGTGTTGTATGTCATAGGCAAAGCATTGATACCCTGCTTCAGCCCAAGGCTTCAGTGCTTCGCCTGTGTAGTCGTACAGGCTGATTACATATTTGTCGTTATTATGATTTGTCATAAGATAGTACCTCCAAATGTTTTTCAGCTTCCTCAATATTCTTGTACAAAGTTTTAGCTTGCCCGTCAACAAACAATCTAAACTTGTAGTCGCTACCCTTCCTGATAGGCAAGGTTCGCACTTGATAAACCTTAGTAGATGTTATCTTTTTTTCTATTATGGTTTGCATATTACACCTCCTGTACAAATCCTGTTTGATCCTTCTTAGCTTCACCCTTAGCATAGAGTGCAACAATGTGACCACCCCTTGGGTCAAGAAATCTTAGATCGTCTTGATCGCCATCAATGACAGGGTATCCCTTCCAATTATGCCAAGCTTTAGGTTTGACTTGGATGAAGTTAGATCTAAACACGACTGCCGCATTCATACCTTGCTCTAATGCTTTGTCGAGTAGCTTGGCATAGTCTGCATTTGCGTTGGAGTAACTCCATGTCAAGTGATAGTTGGGTATGTCCTTACACTTACGATTAGCAATCTTAGTGTAGTCATAGAATTGCACGTTGGGGAACAACTCGAATATGTTTTGTCCATCAATCTTGATTAACTCCCAACGTATGTCAGTTGTGCCATTTAGCCTTACACATGGTTGAATGTCACGCTTCATGCAATAGATTTGAAACCTATCAATGTCGTCAATCAGTTGTTCCATGAATGCTTGTCTATCCTTGTAAAATAATTGAGCCTTGCGCTGTCTAGCTGACTGTACATTGCTAAACTTGCCACGTCCTGCAGTGTATAAGCAAGCATCAATACAGCTAGCTTGTTCAGCCATCGCACAACTATTGAACGACTTGCCGTCCACCATCACTTTGTATGGTGTCATATATAAGATAGCTGTCAAATATTCAGAGCCATCACCCTTGATTGTTTTGGCATTAGTGCCAACACCTAGTAGTTTATAAGTCATATTATATTTCCTTTTCAAAAAGTTTTTCAGCTTCAAATATTGAAAACCATTTATGTGTACCGTTGTCATAATGGTGCATCGTTTGAGTTGTCGCAAGGCTTTTTACTAAGTTAATAGAACAAGCTTCAATTTCAAAAGACTTAATTGCTTTTACAATTATATTATTTTCTTCAAGGTCTATCGTTCCTGCGATATCTCTCGAAGGATCATAAAAAGTTATTTTTTCTTTTTCAATAATCATTAATATTTTTTGTGGGAAGTTATATATTCTCCCAGTTTCAAAAGAATGTTTAATACTCATTTGGTATTCCTTTCTAAGATAAAACCACCAATAAGCACCAATAAAAACCAGTGCTTATAAATAGTATATCTTTTTTCACTCTTTGCACTTTCGCTTGCGCTAAGTCTCATTTGCCGAGTGCCACCCTTTCCAACGTAAAAACCCCTAGCAGTTAGCTGAAGTCACCAAAAAGCAATTATCGCATATATACTTTCAGTCGAGTATTGGTGCAAATTTAGTCCTAAATAATTGTCAGCTATCGTAACCAAATAAGAAGTTGTTTTTGTTTATAGTCCAATGCATCAACTTGTAAAACATCAGAGGGGCTTGTGCTTTAGGTATGCACTCAATGCCATTATCAAATAACGTGGTATCTTTTACATCCCATGATGAGCTTGCTAGGCTATTCCCTTTCGGAGCGTCTTATCCTTTCGTTTTTGTTGTCTTCAAAAAAACCATGCCCATAGTTTCAAAAAGCTGTCAAGTAAAAAAATGCATTTTATTTTAACTATTTTTTTAAGGGTAAAAATACCACCTGTTTTTTACACAGTATATATATACTCGATTTAAGGCTTTTTTGGGGTGGTTTTTAGGTCGTATTCAAAAAAGTGAATGTGGCCGTAGGAGCGCTGTATTGCTCCGTGAGTGTGAGAACGAAATAAACGATTAGCGCATTGCCACTTTTTTAGCCCCTCTCAAAAGCTTTGACGTTTGTTGTATGAAAGATATTCAAAAAAGTGAATATGACAAATGTTTACCCTTTGTTCTCATAATTCCAGGTATTCACTATATGTTTTACTTATGTTCTATTTGGTGAGAACAAAACGTAAACCTACCAGCTAGAGCAGGTTTAATTGAGCAGGTGTTCATTTAAAGGGGTGGTGTCTTTTATGCAACATTAGGTGGTGTGGTATTTATGCATCCCTGTTGCAAAAAGGACACACTTCTTGAGATGTTGCAGAATTACAACACTTTTTTGTAGTCTATTGACGATATATCAGTTTATTTATGCAGTAAAAACAGTAACTTACAAAGAAAAACCCTTGCAGATAGCAACATTTCTTTTGATTTGCCCCACCCTGCGAGGGCCAGACGGGGTATACCAGTACGTATATATACATAAACACACAGAAGTGAATTTTAGAATGATGACAAAGTGTCGCAGGTATACAAATACTCTCTTGACATGTGCTTATTTCTGAGTATAACTGCGGAGCAGGAGCAGGTAGTTAAACTTTTAATGTTTTAACTTAATAAATAGTAAATATAAATAAAGAGTTTAACTATATAAAAAATATTGGACATAGGATAGTTTAACTTGACAGTTATACTATACTCCTGTATACTAAATTTAGTAACACATTCATAAATATAACCAATAACTTGTGTTATACTAGATATGTGCCATATTCTGGGTGTCTTTCTTCCTCACATCCTCCTCCTCAACACTTAGTTTATGGTACATATCTCCTTTCAGGTAACAATATGTATAAAAATAAAATTAGTATGTACTCTTCTGAAGACGTAATAGAAGAGTTTTACGATGCAATAGCAGACGGTGACAGTAAAAGACTACGTAGAGTCCACATTCCTAAGTCAGATGTGTTCTATGTGCGTGAAGCATTGGAAGCTAGACTAGGACAGAGGTTTACTCTAGACCACGTAGAGAGAGCTATGTACTTAGAGGGCCACTTAAAGCGACATGAAGTGTTAGACCCGGGTAGAAAAAGACCTGGGGTAGGATAATAAGTGTTGACATTCAGATCCGTATCCATACAACTATGTACATTAGGGATATTAACAGCTTGTCAAACAATAAACTATACTGCATCGTGTCGAGTGGGGGATGTTGTATGTCAGAGAAACCAGAATGCAAGAACACTCGCACTTATCGGACATACGGACGCTGCTACGGAGCTTATGTGTAGCGATACTGCTATTACTGAGTTACAATCTGGGGTATGCACAGGAACAAGTGCCGATTGACGATGGTATAACTAACAATAACACTACTACAACAGACAATGGCAACGATATAGAGGGTGACTTCTCTAACAACTACGAAGATTCTACTGTAGATTCTAACAATGACAGTCAAGTCACAAACTATAATGGAGCAGGTTCATCCCCAGGCAGTAGCCCGGTAATGTCCAGCATAGCTCCAACAGTAATGGGTGGGGGAGGTAACGATTCTTGTCTAATCCCGAAGACTAGAGGGCTTCAGTTAAATATAATTGGCCTAAGTCAAGGTGAGATGCAGCAAGACCCTAATTGTAATCGCAGGAAGAATGCTAGATTACTAGGGATACCTCAACAGTTGGGTGGGTTAGGATTACAGGTGTCTGCCATATCAGTGATGTGTCAGGATGCTACAGTTTTTAGGAGTATGATGTTAGCAAATACTCCATGTCCAATAAATGATGCACGTACTGGTAAGTTATTGATGGGCAAAAACGCTATTGATAAGTACAGACAAAACCCTGCCATGTTTGTAGTAGGGTATGCAGAGGACAAAGAGTTTTGGGATGCTCTATTAAGAGTTGGAGAGGAATACAAAGATGAAGAAATCGTTTTGGAAGATACTACTCCTAAGTTATCCATTAGTGATCGCTTCAGGAGCAGCAAACGCAACAAGTCCAGTAGTAAATCCACCCCCACAGTCAACAGTCTTAACCATTGACTTAACACTGACAGGGCAGGAAAAGCTTGACGCACTAATTGCTTCGCTAGGTGCTATCAAGAACAGGGTAACAGACGTAGGTACAATGACAGTAGGTGCTGTAGGATATGCAGCACTAGGCGGTACTATAGAAGATGATGCATTTGATGATGGACTTATTACACAGACAGAGTTAGATGACTACCTAGCTGCACACGCTCTTGTAATAGGACACGACTACGAGACAGCTACTACAGCACAGCAGTTGTTCACACAAGAATACCAAGGCGCAATGAATGACTTGGATGCAGCAATAGATTTACTAGCTGATGCTTCTGCAGAGATACTAACAGCTACTGGTATAATGACAACTGCAGCAGCAGCAGACACATCACCAGAGCAGACTGCATTGCAAGGCATGATGGGTACAGATGAGTACAGCATAGACCAAGCAGAAGTAGATGCGTATAACCAAGCTGTAGCACAGGTAGAGAACTACGCACAACAAGCTGGTGCTTTTATGGCTGCAGCTAATAACACAGACCTAACTGCAAGCATTGACAGCTATGCCACACAGAATAACTTTGTAGTTGGTAACTATACAGCCATCACATACACACAGAATGTAGATGAATTTGTAATTAACTGGGATGATGATGGCTTTGGCTCTGGATGGCAAGGATACCTATCAGAAGATATGGTGTCTGCCTCAGAGTTATTTACTGCTGGTGAGTATGTAGAACAGTATGGAACCATGCCTAACTAATGGCAATGGAGTTTAGCATAGGAGGCTTTAATGTCAAAGGCTGGATGGTTGCGGTGGCTCTGCCAGTTCTCTCTACAGTTTCTGGTGGTATATACTTTGGTTACGATACTCTTAACAGATTTTACGGTGTAGAGGGTGGCGTTGGTGAAGCACTAGGTAATACCAGCGCAAACGCAAAGCAAATTGCAGAACTACAAAAAAGCTTAACTAAGTTAAGTAACGACACAGCAAGAGAACGAACAGCAAATAAAACATTTGCAGCAAATCAATTAACGACAGCCAGCCAAGCAATAAGAAAAGAACTACAAGAAGTCGAAACAAACCTAGGTGATGATAGTGTTGCAAAAATGCAACAGTTAACTGAAAGGCTAACAACACTAGACTCTACGGTAACAAGTAGAATACAAACTGTAGAGCAAGCTATCATAGATAATGATGTCAGAGGATTAAACTCTAAGCTTGCACAACTAGCTACAAACATGCAGCAGATACTAGAGCAACAGAAAGTTTTACTTGACTTACGCTCCCAAGTAGATAAAGCTACTACTATTACAGATGGCATAGGTGATAAGCTAGATGTTATTCAAACGGAGATAGATGACATTTGGAAAGCTTATGATGAAATGGCAAGTAACCCACTATAGAGGATAGACATGGCTACTCCACGTAAAGGCAAGATGTTTGCCAAAACAACGACTAACCCTAAGACAGGGCGTAAGATAAAGGTAAGCTACGGTCAGGCAGGTAAAGCCAAGGATGGCGGCAAACGTATACGTCCAGGAACAGGTAAAGGTGATTCGTATTGTGCAAGAAGCGCAGGACAAATGAAGAAACACCCAAAGGCAGCAGCTAATCCAAACAGCCCACTACGTTTATCTCGTAAGAAGTGGAAGTGTGCTGGTACAAAATCTAAGAGGACATAATGGCTAAAGCTCAAAAGCATTACTTCAAAGACGGCACTGAACATAAAGGTGGTACACACAAGATGCCAAATGGACAGTTGCATTCTGGTGCAACACATGGTAAGAATAGCAAACAAGTTGTTCACTTTAAAGACCTGAGTGCAACAGCAAAGAAGAAAGCTAAGAAGTAATGGCTAATAAACCTAAGAATGCAGCTTTGTACTCTAGAGTAAAGACAGAAGCTAAGAAGAAGTTTAAGTGGCCTAGCGCATATGGAAGTGCTTGGTTAGTTAAGACCTACAAAAAGCGTGGGGGTACTTACAGTAAGGGAGGATCAGTTGCACAAGTCAAAACACGTACTAGAAAGTCGTAGAGGTTATGGTGCAGGTGGACTAACTCAATGGTTCAAGGAAGACTGGCGTGACGTAAAGACAGGTAAAGAGTGTGGTCGCAAAAGTGTTAAAGACAGCAGCAGACCATACCCAGCTTGTAGACCAGCAAAGGTAGCAGGTAGAATTAGTAAAGCAGAAGCAGCAAAGAAAACAGGACCAAAGAAAGTTAAATGGTCTGTAACCGCATCAGGAAGGAAGCGAACATGAAGAAGATGAACCAAGGTATGCAAGCACTAAAGAAAGAAGCACCAGCCGTAGCTAAGAAGATGGGTTACATGTATGGTGGCATGGCTAAGAAGATGGGCTACGCTAAAGGAGCAATGATGTGTGGAGCATCTAACCCTGCTGAACGCCCTATGAAGAAAACAAAAAAGTCATAGCGGCTATTCCAACTTAGCACTACTACAACTTTAACATTTGTGTATAACTACCCTTGTACAAACAAGGAGAAAGTACATGAAACATTTTTTAAAAAAGATGTGGGATAACCACGTAATCAGACAACAAAAACGTGCAGACTTTAGAATGCTACACATGTTGGATGATAGACAACTAAATGATCTAGGTATAGGTAGATCACAAATAAGGAACGCAATTTATGGCAAGGACACTAACTGAAAGACAACAAAGGTTCTTGGATGTATTATTTGATGATGCTGGAGGTGACGTTGTACAAGCTAAGAAGTTAGCTGGGTATGGCGACAACTCCAGTACAACTTCTATAGTGGAGGCACTTAAAGATGAAATCGCTGAAAAAACTAGGACTTACTTTGCTAGGACTGCCCCGAAAGCTGCTTTCGCTCTTATGGGCGCTTTGCAAGATCCCACTCAGTTGGGTATCAAAGAAAAAATGATAGCTGCCAAGGACGTGCTTGACAGAGCAGGTCTTGGTAAAGTAGACAAAGTAGATGTCACCAGTGGGGGTGGCATTTTTTATTTACCACCTAAAGAAGGTACAAACGAATAATACCTCAAAGAGAACTGGGATTCTGGCAGTTACCTCTGCCACCCAAAGGACACAACAAAGAGTGGCACGTAATAGTTAGGACTACTGTAAAGGTTCCGTTCGGCTATGAAGTAGATCCAAATAATGATAGACTACTTGTTCCTATAGAACATGAGTTAGATGCATT